AAACTCTAACAGTAGCCAATCATAATGATTCTCTTGTAAATCGCCAGGGTGTTTTAAATTTGCATCTGTTGCCGCATTGATCATATCAAACGTGGGCATAGCATTATGTTCAGTTACATAATCATTCAAGAACTTAGCAGGTGCCTCCAAGCGTCTATCAAATGCCTTTGGATTAAAAACTGTTTGGCATCTAACAAATGTCTCAGCATCTGTCATCATCATTTCTAGATATACTTTTTGTATATCATATCCATAATCTGTATTCTGTCTTGTCATATTAATATTATATATCCTACGTTACTGTTCATGTAAACCACTTTTTGGCTTTTAGTCTTATCTTTAATGCACTTGATTCTGCACTACTTACAATACTGTACAGTGTGTATAAACGACCGTGTGCATTAACACAATCACCTATATCATTTATATCACTAGTCCAATCAGGCAAACTAACGCTCCAGCCTAATTCTATAGCACGTTCTACTAGTTTACTTCCTGCACTATCTCTGTCAGGAACAACTATAACTTCTTTGCCTATTCTGTTCAACAACAATGCTTGACCATCACTGATCTCACTGCCACCCAATGCACATCCTTCAACGTGTATTGCATCAAGTTGACCTTCACATAGTATAGTAAAGATCTTTTGCATTCGTTGTTCGTCCATACCAAATACAAATCCAGGTTGTACTTCTGTTAAGTACTTAGGCTTCTTGTCTGGCAGTATACTACGAGCTGTCCAACCTACTACCTTACCTTCATATAAAAAAGGAATAATTAATCTATCACGATACCCTAGTTCAGGTGTCCAATAGTAGTCCATGTCATCAATGTACAAGTTACGCTCTTTCATGTATTCAAAAATCTTTATTAAGTTTTTGTCTACACCACCTGGTTCCATTGCACAGTAGTCTGCCCAGTCTTGTAACTTACGAGCAGATTCGGGCAACGGAACAGAACTAAATGTTGGAAGTTCGGCTATACGAGTTTTTGCCTCGACTCCTTCATTTTCTCTCATAACATCTAGACCAACCTTGTTGATTACATCATCAGGTGCTCCTAGCCATTGTAAGAGCTTTCGCATCTTATGAGAAAAGTTTCTGCCCGGCTGCCAACTGGCTTTAAAACCACAGTTGAAACAATGATAGCTAACGCCGCCATCGTTTTGTATAACACCGCCACGTTGTCTTTTATCAGCACTTGTACCGTTATGTACACAGCAAGGTGCATTAAAGGACAGCCATCCGCTAGGAGTTTGTTTCCTCTTAGCAGGCAAATAGGCAAGGACAGTGTCAACTAATATACTCATACAAGTATTATAGCAGAAATCTATAGTAAAGTCAATGAGTTTTGATTACCGAAAAGTCTAGTTTCTTACTAGTATTTTAGTAACCTTTGTGTCAGGATCAGCACTAGCACTAAAGCGTAGATGATTGAATACACCATTAAAGTTAACTGATACTGGCTCTGATTCACTACCAGTAAATGTAAGAGTAGCAATGTCAGCCCAGTGTGTAGTGCCGTCTACAGTGTTGTCTAGTGTACCTTGTACTACAATATCACCTATGTAACTATCTGTGTACATAGCGGCTGTGTGTAAAGCAGCATTACCGTTAATAGCAGGTTCGGCTGTAATAGTTTCACTGTTCCATACTGTTCCTGCTTGTGTGAATGTTGTAATTGAATAACTGTTAGCTGGTCCAGGAAATGCTGTAGCACTTACGTAGATTGTGCCAGTTGCACCAAATGCTTCGTCGTTGTATGTAATTGTTTTTGCACCAGTAGTATCGTCAACTAGGTATAGACTATATGACAAGTATTGTTGCTTAACATTAAGTAAATCGTTTTCAGTTACAGTTACGTTGAACAATCCTCTAGTTGCTGCACTATCGTCTCCGACATTAAGCACACCATCGTGTTCAATAATTAGTTTTTTATTTTCATCGAAGGCAACAAACTTAGGCGTTTTGCCTGCGACATCGATTGGTTTTTGATCACCGTTTTTAAGACGAAACTCAAGCACATTGTCTATGCCTTTGTAAACTGTTAGATTTCTTTGATACACTGGTCTATACTCCGTTATGAATCCTGCTTCATTAGCAATAATTGTAGTCTGATTAGGAACTAAATACCTTGACGTTAACATAAGTATATTTATTACAAAAAGGTTCTAATGTTATTAAAAGATATTAAAGAAAATTTTCCCTTTATAAGTGTTGTGCATTACGGTGGCAACGAGTACGTCGGCATCATCGTAAATCAAGATCAGTACGTTACTACAATGTACGTGTACACATCACTTCATACAGAAGAAGACAAAAAGTTATTGCTAGACTTGGGCGACATATGGTGGTGGGAAAGTAATCGATTGATTCCGATTAGTATCTTTCTCCGTAATGAAATTCAAAGTCTTGGGTATTCAATGATTACAATGAATAGTAAAGATGTAAAGGTTACACTAGGGCCAACAGTTAACTTAGGCAATCTAAGTATTAAAAGAGTGAAACGTAAACAAGTCCAACTTGTTAAAAAGCCTAAGGATTAAATTCCTCACATATTAAATTCATATGCACTACTACGCTCATTGCATAAGCAAAGGCGTGAGCCTTCTTGAAATAATATTCATTGTTTGTTGGTTTCAGCCAAACTTCTTTTTCTATTTCTTCCCAGCTCTTGTCTGCTAAGTGTCTCTTGGCTGGGCGTATGATTGCCAGTGTAGCCGCCAATTGTTGTACCGAAGTAGGCTTCAATTGCTTTAAGAGAGTGTCGTGCCCTGAGAGATGAAATACTTTGTCGACGAAGTCTTTGTGCTCCAGTAGTTGCCATATTGGTTTCCTTTCCATAAGTTCTTGTAAATGTGCCTCGTCTTTAACATCTTTGTATATAGACACATTTAAAAAATCTAGTTTAAAGTAACCTCTGTCTTCTGCTGTCTTGTGTTCGATTGTAGATATATTATCTACAGGATTGTGTGGTATTTCTGTAGCATACACCCCAGTGTTATGTTTCTTACCGCTATCTAGTTTTGCTACACGGTGTTGTATCTTGTCTAATATAATACTTCTATCAGCAAAATCTATATCAATATCTGGCATTATAAATTGCTCTCCTTTGCTACTTCTTTTACAAGAGCAACATCTGACGGCTGTCTTTGAAACCGTACAGCCCAATGTTTGGGATCAGTAATACTATATATCATTCCTAATTGTTCATCGTTAAACTTACCTAGCATTTCTTTTCCGCTATTACAGTTTAGCACTAGCCAAGGACTTATCTTTCCGTCCTTTATGTGCCATACCGCTCTATTTAAACTTACATAGTTAAAATAATGATTCCATACACTATTGTTTTCTTCAGCCCATTCCATCATAGTCATTACACTACGTTCTAGTGCTGTTTCAACACCTTCTTTACGTATTAGGTTAATTGCATATTTTTCATACATGTCTTCACGACACCAGTGGTCAAGTTTAACTCCACTAGTTACTACATAGTCAATATACTTTTCAGGATACAATGGCTTTACATTATTAATAAAACTTCCAAACTTTACAAATGCATTGTAGTAAGAACTTTTACAAAACTCTTTATATGTTTTATCTTTTCTTGCACCTGCACTTAATTTATAAAACTGATTGAATGCATAAAACCCTAACTGTACACGTTTTTCTTTTTGTTGTAAGTGTCTGCGTTTCTGCTCACACATATGGACCAGTAATGTTTTTTCACGGGAATATCCTGTGCCACAGTACTCACATACAAACGGTTTAGGTTTAGAGTTTTGTTGCAATGTCATGTTCTTCCGCGAGTTGTTTAAGTTCTTTTGTTGTAGATATTCTAGCAAGTAATTCAACCTCGTCTGTCTTCATGTTAGGGTACACTTGTTCAAGTAGTTTGATTGCATGATTGTTATTGCCACCTTTCTTCTTGAAACCAATGTATGGGTGAAATTGTATGTCGCCCCAGTTACCACTAGTACACAATAGTTGCCACATTAGTAGTGGATGTCCTTTTTCTTTACCAACACCTATTGTATTAAAATGTTTGTTGTAGTGTTCGTTAACTTTGAATATAGCCATCTCTTGTTTATCACGGCTTCCTCTAACAGCACTAACGTATCTGTTTAACAACCAAAAACTTACAGACTTTTGTTGTTCGGGAGATAGTTCTTTCCAAACGCCTTTGCCGTTTAGATCAATAGATGCTAATACATCTTT